AATTGGCAAGAAAATCTTCGTTTTTACCCAGCCTTTCTTTTTCTGTCAAACTTATATTAAATAAATTCTCGGCAAAATCTCCAACTTCTGGATGATTTTTTGGCGGAATCTTATTTAATGACCATTTATCTTCAAGCATATTATGTCCAATGTCTGATAATTTATGATATTATGTAAACTTTCACGCCCCCATAACATATTGCGAATCACTTGTCAAGAACTTTCTTCATCTTTTTTATGGCTTCTTTGATGAGCGATTAAGCCTGCCAAACTCTTACATAATTTACCACATTCTTTGCATTCCAGGTCGTTCACTTCAACTAATTCATCAGTCTCATCATTAATTCTCTCTTGATTAATCTCAGACTGTGTTTTCTGTTTTACTGGCTCTGGAGCAATGGTCAACCTTCCATTCTTTACCATCGGAGATGCGCACCCCGGGCAGCACATTAACGAGGCAGGAACGCCTGATAGATTCTCACAATTATTATCATAACAATTCCAACGCCATTTCTTCCAGGGGTCAATCAGCTCCAGGAAATTTCCCCTTGGTGTTTGATTGGGGTCGTAAAACTTGGTTGTGATGTGTCTAACGCCTTTACAATTATTACAGATTACTTTTTGCCCTTCCATGCTAACCTCCATGTCTCCCATTTATTTTTTAATTCAACGGCCAAGAAACGTAACTTCTAAACCCAAGTTTGGTCGCCGCACAGTCCAAAACACTCATCCCATAAAACTGATTCCCGTTTAACTGTAATAGATCTTTCTCTGGGTAATATTCTTCCCACAAATAAGCTATACCTCTCCACGTTTCTCCCCTAAAAATCCGCCAACAAACAACCCTTATCGCCCTATAAAGGGTCATGTCTATCTGCCATCCGTAATCAGCATTAAGGGAAATCATAGCTAACCTCCTAACGATTTGAGAAACTTATTAGTTCGCTCAAGGATCTTTTTTTCATCCTTGCTTGGTTCTTCTGGGAATGGAGCTTCGTCTAAACCATCTGTAATTGAAAACACTTCACCCTTAGGAGCTTTACCGAGAAAGGTTTCATTTGGTACGGATGATTTACTTTTAAACACCAGCCAACCACCAATTAAAACCCCAAGCATGGTTATAAACGAACTAAGTGCAAATATTATTAATATTGTCCAATCCATTTATTTTTCCTCGACTACCTCTCTTTTATTTTTCTTTTTAAATTTACCTACTGGTGCTGGTGGTAAATAACCCTTATCTACTAATTCCCTAAGCACTTTAACTCCTGACGCTATGCGTTCTTTTTTAGTCCACGATTTCCATACAACTTCCTGTTTCATGATACTTCCTCATTGCTTTTCCAATTTACATAATTCATCACCAAAAACTGAACGTACTGTGCATATAGCTTGATCTTCGCAGTTACCGCAAGTTTTTGGATGGGTATCGTTTTTTACTTCAACTCGTAAACGTATATTATTTATCATGTTAGACATTGGGCAGATGATTACATCTGCCCGCATACGGTTATGGTCTATGGCTCTAAGAATTAGCGCCACATCACGTTCAACTCTTGAATAAAAAACATGTGAATAATTACTTTTACCAAAATATTCATCAATCGCACGTTTTTCAAAATTTATAATTTCCTGAGCAGTTGTTCCACGGCTACCATTGTTTTTAACTTCATAATAAGATATAATAAGAATTTTAGTTATTTCGTCTATAAGTTTATTATTCATTTCTCCTCCACACTAAACGCATTGCTTCGAGCATCGCTCATCCAAGAACAATGTGTCAATAAACTGTGAATCAGTCCACCTATGGCAAACACTGAAGGGCAGTCTCGTTTAAACTCCCTTAAATCATTCTTTAATATTTCATTCTCGCCAAAGTATAGCCTTAATTGCCCTGGAAGTAAACAACTTTTTAATGCCCTGAGATACTGGTCAAATACCATAGGTGAATACATATCAACCGGAGGCGTGATTAGCAAGGCATTGTTTTCATGGCCGTATTTTCGTGCGAGTTTGTCGTTGAACAATGCGACTGTGGTCTGAAATCGTTCCGCATCCCCGTAAAATACTTTCAACAACTCAGGTTGTATGCCATATCCGTATTTCTCTCGTAACTCTATACACTTATTAAGTAGCGTGCCTATGTCCTTACTCTGAAACTCATCCAATAACAGGAACTTAGCGTCAACTGGTTTATAATATTCCAACTCTTTATCCGGTCTAACTATTCCTAAAATGCAAATGTAGCCTGGCATCCCAGAATCTTTGTCCTGAACCTCAGATGGGTAACCAATGCAGCCCATAATCTCATGGTATAATCGGCCTGTTTCGATATCCTCAAACCAGAATGGTCGCTCGATTAATTGCGTACCTGTTATGTTGGCCTCGTCAATTCTTGACTGGATAATCTCGAACGAATAAGGATGTGCTACTAATCTTATCTTATTTTTTGCCACTCTTCTTAACCTTCTCCGGTAGTTTTTTGCCGGCTGATTCTTTCAGGTGACTTTTAAGCTCGGCTTTGGTTATGCCTGGCATTGTACCCTTACCGCCTTTTTCACGCTTTGATAATTCAGAACCAAATTTAGATTGCTGTTTTTTTGATACAATTGGTGTATGTGGTTTGCCACTTTTTTTACATGCTTTTGTTGTCATAAATCACCCCTTATTTTTTTGGTGCAAGTACTGTGTTAGATAATGGGTTCACCCAAGGTGTTTCTTCTGGGTGTATGTATGTGCCATTTTTTAATAAATCTTTCACCATTACCGCTGCCACCCTTTCGGCTACGTTGTGACTACCTTTTTTCTTCTTTTTTGGAGTTGTGACTACCTTGGGAATATCTGCCTTGTCTTGGTGTACACTTTTCTTTTTATTAATGATTTCGGTTAGTTTTTCTGCTGCTTCTTCTGCATTATTAACGATACCTGTAGCCATTTTTGCAAGCCTTGCAGGCTCAACCACATGGTTGACAACTGAACCATGCGTTTCAACAAGAGGCTCACCTTGAACCATGCGTTTCGTTACATAAAAAAGAAACTTATCTCTGCGTGTAACCTCGAAAGGTAAATCTTTTATTTCTTCTGCCATATTACGCTTAAATTGTTCTATCGGAACCTGTCTCATTCTGGATAATCCTCAAATTGGCAATCTTGTAAAAAACCTTCAATATTAGCGAATGTCATACATAAGGCATCGGATTTATTAGAAGATCTCTTTAAGATTGCTTTCATGTCTGGCTTTTTCATAATCTCAATTTTACCTGAATCCGTATTGTATGTAGGGCATGTAAGCTCCTCAATTAACTCTTCATCTGGTGGAAGCATAGCGCCTGAATCTGTCCTCAACCATTCCCGAACTCGCCACCATAATTCATCTCTAAGTATCCGAAATTCACCTATTTCTGTAGTTATGGTAGGCTTAGAAGCTACCTTAATGCTTGACGCTATTTTATCGGCTCTTTGCATATGAGGAGCTACCCCAGCGCCAACTCCTGTTGCATCGACATTGGCGTGTGATATGTTTAGGTTAGAATTATACCAATCAATAGCTTTAGAGCCTGTTTCAATAGGGTCAACTCCTCCCCAAGTATCGAATTTAGTTAAATATCCACCATATCTGCCTACTACAACATTTAGGTCATCCCCAAACTCAGCACAATCCAGCCCCATAATACCCTTAACGCCGACTGGCGGTGTCTCACCATGCTCAATAACATAAATATCATACCTTGATCTTGCTCTTGATATCCATTCTTGGGATATTAACTGGTTTGAACCTGCTGCCGGATATCTACCAAGAACCATATAACTAAACGCAGGGTTGATTATCTTATATTTTCCGGCCTTTAAGGGATGGTATTGAGTACCATCTTGACGTTTTGCAGTTGCTCCTGCTAAAAATTCAGGCAAGGTAAAGGTTGTGTGTTCGGTTATCTTCTCATTCTCTATAAGTAACCGTGTCCATTCATTAATTCGCCTTACAGTGGTTTCTCTATCAACCGCTCCAGGAATAATGTTATCACCTGTTATCACGTTTGGATGATTAAAAGCCGATAGGTGTACCACATTAGCTGTTCTGTCTCTCTGCATCCTCCACACCGCTCCAGAGGCTTGCCGTGGATTAAGCATGATAAGCAGCCGTATCTTAATACCACCTGACATACAGGACTCAATACCCTTATACACATCATCAGGTATAGCGTCACCTTCATCAAGAACAAAGAGCATGTTCTCCTGGTGCTTTCCAGAAAACTTAGCTTCTCTTTCTTCGGCTGTGCCGGAACTGGGAATTGTTACGCCTGTTAAAAAGTCTTCTGGCCCCCGTCTAATATCTAAGGATGTTACAGTATGCCCTTTAAATAATTCAGGATATCTTATAGCTACGCTTCCAATTTCACCCCATAAAATGTTTTTGAGATTCTCGTAAGGCGGGGCTGCTGCTGTAAAAACCTTACAATTAGGATGGCATGTATAAAACCATATAGCCACCCTTGCAGATCCATGACTTTTACCAGTTGCATTAGCTGATATAGCAACTGTAATTTGATTATCCCTAACCGATTCCATCATGACTTTAACATCATCAGTTAGCGTAACATTTAAAATATCTTGGCAGAAACCTACCGGATCATTTTGATATGTCTGATATTGATTTTCTTTTTGGAGGGATTCTAACACACCTGGCGCTAATTTACTCGCTAAAATTGCAGCAAATTGTTCAGGATTGAATGTGTTGGGCATTTCATTTAACATGCTTCAATAACGCCGCCCTAACTGCCAGTCTGTCTTGCTCTGGAAGTGCATTAAGTAGTGTATTAAGGGTTTCTTCGTCCATACCTACCTTTACATCGTGCTGATCTTTCCATCGGTGCTTATTCTTTAGCGTCATAGCTGCAATGCCTGGATACATTTCCTTGCATTTCATGACCCTGGATTCAAGGCAGGAATTAATCTCCTTTTTACAGTCTTCTAATTCAATCGGAAATTTTTCGTCTCTCAAATATAAATAAGATGACATTGGTAATGATAGCGCATACTTACATTTTACCATTAATTCTGTCTCTGTGACTATGCTCACATCGCTAACTAATATGTCTTTGGCCTTTTCAAATAAATCAAGAGCCACCTCAAGTGTATATATTTCTCTGTTTGTATTATCCATCGGCGCTCCTGCCATCATCTATTCCTCATCATCTATGTCGGCTACAACAATATAAATAGGCATGGGCGAGGGGTCTGATAATCTAATCGCTTGATGTACTGGGTATTTAGTATTAGATGTTATTTGCATAGAATAAAAATCCTCTCCGTTCACTTTGATTAGTGATGCCATTCCTGATTTCTTTAAACCATCTATCGCACTATATGGAGATTTCATTCAGCATCCCTTCGGTGGTTATCCCTGTTATCGGTTTATTAAATACTATTGAAAATCCATATAGCTTTTTAAATTCATCCATTATTTTCTTATTGTGCCATTTTAGTGGCGGACTTAAATAGCTCATCGTGAATCCTTCTGGTAAGCTAAGAACAAGCGGTTGCCACCATTGATGAGAGTATTTTTTAACTATCTTTCTCGCTATTCTTGTTTTCATGCTCTTCTTTCCTTCCACAGAATCAAGTCCTTACCTATAGCCTCAACTCCAAAAGGCACAGCTACGCTTCGGAAATGTTTTTCCCATGTGTCAATTATATAATGCTCTCTGCCGGAATGGATACGAACAAAGTCTATCAGGTTTTTCTCTTTGATTAGTTTAAACTCTTTTTCTTTGTGGTGTCTGATTATGTTCACGAAAATTTCCTAAAAAGTATTGACCCGTTAGCTCGTTCGCATTTTAGTAATTGTTTGTGGAATTGAGTACCCGTTTCCAACATACCAAGATTAAACTTTGCTATTCTCCAGCGGTTACGACTTTTCCAGCGTCTTGCGAGTTTTAGTTTCATTTTTCTCCCTATATCCGCACTTGGGACACTTAATAAAGCCTGTTTTTGCTTCCTTGGAAGGCAGATTATATGTGTGTTTGCAAGAAGGGCACGTCATTTTAACAACCGGCATTTAAATATTCCATCCTATCTTATCATTGACCATTTGTATATTTGGTTCTGCCTCGATATATTCTACCGTGCTCAAAAAGTTCTCTACCGCTATTGCTAATGCGATTTCCTGATCTTCCGGCCCCTCAAATGATATAACTCTGTTATCAATATCAATGTATGTTGTCCGGCTGTTGTGTGCCTCGGCGATAATATTCAATGCGCTGGCAACTTCATAATCGGTCATTGTCCATCACCCAGCCTATATTTTTACCGATATGCGTCACTATTTTGTTGTTCTGGTCAACCACTGGTTCTGAATTACACCCTTGGCACAGAGATGCTTCAATGGTTATCAACTCGTTGTTAAAATCAATGGTGATGTTTCTGTCCTGGTGAATGTCAATCATCATATCAATAGCATCGAAGAAGTCAAATTCCATCTGCGTTACCATATTCTTTTGTAAATATTTCGTCAATTAATTTTCGCAGAGTTATTGGGACCACCTTTAGCATTTTATTTATGTCGTTATATATTTTGTTTGGAGACTTTCTGTATGTCTCGCAGAAATTATTTATATCTCCATACAGCTCCAGACAGGATTGCTTAACCATATCTATCCAGAAAACTTTATAGTCATCTGCGAAGTCAAACTGTTCTATTGGTCGTGCTATCATCTTTTACCTTTCGATTTGCTTCTTCAGTTGCCAAATCCCAGAATAGTTCTGCTGTGGCCGCCAAGGCATTGAATGTATTTTTATATGCCATCCTGATCAGCTTATCTTTGTTTAGCTTCCATGCCATTGCGCAGGTTATTTCTTCCACTTTTCGTTTGCCCTTTCTTCCATGCGATGTTTTAAATCTTTCCAAGTGTTTTTTAGCGTGTTCGCTCCAATAATCATCAGCATTATAATTGCGAAGCCGATTACACATTTGGATAATATCCACAAACAATCAAGCAAAAACTCTGTCATGGCTCACCTCGACTAAAGGTGTGCCCCGTCACCACAACAGCAACGGGGCTAATGGAGGTATGAGATGAAAAGTGTGGGCATTACCCACTATGATAATGCGTATCAGATTAAACAGTACTTGTCAAAAACAAAATGCAATGTGTATAACAAAATCTTTTAAAATTTATAATCTTTAAATATTAGATAGTTATATGCTGATTTAAATATTTATTAAAAATAAAGCTTGTAATGTATAATATTTTGCTATATATCAAAATTAACAA